TGCAGGATCAACCGCAGCAGGTACGGCTCCTAGAGTGGGCAAGGCACTCAGAGCATGTGGTCTTAGCGAGACAGTTGCTGCTAATACAAGTGTCACTTACGCACCTGTATCTGGTTCTTTTGAGTCAGCAACTATTTACTACAACGTAGATGGTGTTTTACACAAGACAACAGGCTGTCGAGGCAGTTTTAGTATCTCAGCGACTGTGGGAGAAATTCCTACAATCGACTTTGAATTTCAAGGCATATATGTAGCTCCTGCCAACGCTGCACTACCTTCTGTTACTTATGGAGCGCAAGCAACACCATTAGTATTCAAGAACGGCAATACTGCTGGATTTGAGTTGTTGTCTTACGCTGGTGCGTTACAAAGTTTCTCCTTTGATGCTGGAGTAGAAACTCAGTATATGGAACTTGTCGGGGGAACTAAAGAAGTGCATTTGATAGATAGACAAACAACAGGTAGTGTCACTATCGAAGCACCATTGCCAGGTACTAAGGATTATTTTGCTGCTGCTTTGACAGATTCAAGTTTAGGTAACTTGCAATTTACTCATGGTGATACAGCAGGAAACATCGTTAAGTTTACTTCTTCTAAAGTTGATATTGGTGATGTGAGCTATTCAGAGTTGAATGGCATCGTAATGGCTGATATTCCATTCACAGCATGTCCATCAACTGCTGGAAATGACGAGTTTGAGCTTCAATACAAGTAAATCAGCGTTGATTTGATTAAAAGGGGGCTTACGCCTCCTTTTTTTATGGTTAAAGTAGCAAGGTATCTCTATTTCTTATCAAATGAGTTTTATTAGAAAAAAAGTATCTGCTTATCCTTGGCCTGTTGAAATTAGAAAGCCATCAGAAGAAATTATTGGTGAATTTGAAACTCAAAAATTTACGATTCGATTTAAGCGATTAGCAAAAAAAGAGTTAAATGATTTTCAGGACAAGGAAGATTATGAAGCGTTAAAAACAATTATTGTTGGTTGGTCGGATATAAAGGATGAGGAAGAGAAAGATATTCCTTTTAGCCAGAAAAATTTAAAAGATTTTTCAGAAGATGTTGATTTTGTCCAAGGAGTAGTAAAAGCATTTCAAACTTTCTACGCAACGGCTGACGAAAAAAACTAACTGAAGCTGCTCTTTATTGGGTTTCGGGTGGCAGCAAATCAGATGAACAGGTAGACGAAGATGCCAAGATATTTGGTATCAAACTACCTGAGAAGCCTAAAGAAGAAGAAAAAGGATGTGTCGTTTGGGAGCAGAATTGGGAAACAGTATTGATGTTTTTAAGGATGCAAACTCAATGGGCTGTGTCTATGAGTGGTTATGTTGGTTTGAAATATGAGGTTTTATTAGGTGCAGGAGGTTTGTTTGACCTATACAATGTAGATAATCGTGTTTCAATGCTTGAGGATCTAAAGATCATGGAAGCAACAGCATTGAACGAACTTAACAAGGACTCTAAGTAATGGCAGGACAAGTTGGAAAACTGATCCTTGAAACAGGCATTAAAGGGTTTGAAGAAGTTCAGGAGCTAGGTAAAGGTCTTAAGCAAATTGCAAAATTAGCTGATAGAACTGATAAAGAATTTTTAAAAGCAGCTAAGTCAGTAAAAGATTTTGCTAATTCAAATAGAAATAGTGTAACTGCAATTAGAGGTCAAATAGTTGCGTTAGATAAGTTAAAACAATCAGCGACAATTGGAGGCAAAGCGTATAAATCTTTATCGAAAGATATTATTAGTTTAAATACTCAATTATTAACTTTATCTAATACAGAAAAGATAGCTCAACAGTCTGCGGCTGCTTCGGCTTTGGTTGATAGGGATGCGGCTGGCAGAAGAATGGATGATGGCAGAGTAAATAGAGGACAATTATTAAGTACACAAGATCTTCTTAGCAAAAGACCTTTTGTAAAAAGAGGGGATATTTTTGATCAAAGAGTGAACTCCTTTGCGGAGTCTATGAAAAGTTTAAATGTAGGGACTGATAAGTATAGAGAGCTTTTAAGTCGTTTGATTGAAACAACAAGAGTTTTTAATGATGCTCAAGTTGCTTCAAGCAACATTGTTAGAAATAAAAATGCAATGTCGCAAGTTAGAGGGGAGATAGATCAAAGAAGAGCAGCAGGACAATCAGCATATTCAATAACTAGAGAATCACCTTCTCCAATGGCAATGCAAGGGCCGTGGGATGTCGGTCAATATAAGCGTGAGTTTCAAAATAAAGGCTATTGGGAAAAATTTTATAAAACAGCTTTAAACGCAATTGGAATTACTAGCCCAGATTTACAACGAGCCTTAGATGACGTAATTATTCCACCAGCCGTTCCAGCAGCGAAAAGAATAAGTCAGGCAGCAGGAGATCCTTTTACGAAAGACCCTTATAAAAATATATTGCCAACAACTGCTAGTTATAGAAGTGAGATAGCAAAATTAGACGATCAGTTAGAGAATTTAACTCATAACAGCGAAGAATATAATACTGTTGCAAAACAAAAAACAAAGCTTGAAAAGGAATTAGCAGCAGCCACAAAAGAAACTATAAAGGCTGAAAGAAAAGGGTTTAGGACAGATAGAAGGACAAGAGGAAGAGGACAAGTTTATAGAGATCCTTCAACTGGAGCGATGATTGGAGGAGGACAAAGTTTTGCGTTGCCATCAGGAGTAGAAAGTGGTGCGATGCAGACGGTTCAAAGTTTGAAAGACTTTGTATCAGAACAAGAGAAATTAAATGTTACTGGCAAATCAAATATCAATACACTTACAAAAACAAGAGCAAAATTTGAAGAAATAAGAAATACTTTAGATCCGACTAGCAAACAATTTAGGCAAGTTACAAAAGCAATTGCTGCTACAGACAAAGCTTTACTTCGCTTAAGCAATAATAAATTCAGCGGTGCAAACTTAAGAAGAACAGGACAGTCAATATTAGGTGCTGGTTTCGTTGGCGGCCCTGCTGGTTTCTTAGGGGCTGGTGTAGGTGCTGGTATTGAAGCGTTACGGCCTGGTGGTGATATGGCAGGCGGTGCAATTACTGGTGGTCTTGTCGCTAGTCAAGTGCTGACACCAGTTTCTCAAGCGATTGGTGGCTCTACCGAATATGCCTCACAAATAGAAAAGGCAAATATTGCATTAAAAGGAATAACTAAAACGACAGAAAATTATGAAGTAGCACAAGCTGCTATTACAAAAGCAGTTGAAGTTTATAACGTACCGCAAGAAGTGGCGATACGAGGAATGACAAGATTGAGTGCTGCTGTTTTAGGTGCTGGTGGAAATATTCATAACGCAACCGAAGCATTTTTAAATACAACAGTTGCAATTAAGGGTACTGCTGGTAGTGCAGATGATGTCAAGTCAGCAATAACAGCAATGGTGCAAATCTTCAGTAAGGGCAAGGTATCTGCGGAAGAACTTTCGGGACAGTTGGGTGAAAGATTCCCTGCGGCAGTAACAAAGTTTGCTAAAGCAAATAATATTTCTACGCAAGAATTACAGAAAAATCTTAAAGATGGAACAGTAGGATTAGACATGCTAAGTAAGTTTATTACAAGCTTAGGGACAGAATATGAACCATTAGCAAGGAAGATTGCAGAGTCAAACGAAGAGGCAGGAGCAAGAGCGCAAATTGCAATGAATAAGATGAAGATTGCAGTTGGTGGTTCATTAAAAGATGTTGGAGCGCAATTCCAAATTATTGGTGCAAATTTACTTACTTCATTAGTCCCAGCACTTACTATTGTTGGTAATATTGCTGCTAAAGTTTTCGGAGCTTTAGCAGGAACAGTTAAATTTGTTATTGATAATTTCCATGAGTTTGCATCTGTTACAGCAGTAGTTGGAGGTGCAATGGCAGCAGCAGCTATTTCAGCTTTGAAATTTAAGATTGCTCTAGTCGCATGGGATTTAAAGCTAATAATTGCACAGATTGTTAAATTTATAATTGGGCTAAAGGCTTTAACTCTTGCTCAAATAAAGGCAAATATTGCTGCATACGCTAACCCTTATGTTGCTTTAGCTGCTGGTCTTACTGCTGCTGCAATTGCTGCTCATAGATTTGCTACAGCACAAGACAGAATGATTGCAAAATTAAATGATGGTTCAGCTACTGAAGAAGATGTGAATAAAGTATTTAAGAGAAGATTAGATATTCAGAGAAAAATTACAGAACTGGAAGGCAATGATAGTAAAGCTGGTAAAGCTTCCAGAATGAATAAAATTGCAAAATTAAAAGAAGAATATGCTGCATTAACTGAAGCTATTGAAGATTATAGAAAGTCTCAAAATGGAAGTACTGACGACTTAGAGAAACTTAAAGAGAAATTTGATGCGTTACTTGGGGGTGGTGAAGGAGGAGATTCACCATTCGCTAAGTTTGCACAAGAATTAGAGAATTTTGACGAAGCACTTCAGAACGTAGCTATAAGTGGATTTAAAAAATTAGAAGATACAATATTGCAATTTGTTCAAACAGGAAAACTTGCGTTTAAAGATTTAGTTTCAAGTATTATTTCTGATCTGACTCGTTTAATGATTAGACAAAATATAACTAGACCTTTGTTTAGTATGTTTACAAGTCTATTTAATCCTGCTGGTTCTATTGGTAGTCAGGTGGGCGATAATTTGGCAGGTCATTTGGGAGATATGAAATTAGTTAAGAGTGCAAAAGGTAACACATTCGCAAGCAATGGAATCGTTCCTTATGCCAAAGGTGGTGTTATTCGTAAGCCAACGGTTTCGCTCATGGGAGAGCAAGGTGCTGAAGCAATTCTACCGCTGCAAAGAGGAAGAGGTGGAAGACTTGGGGTTGCAATGCAAGGCGGTGGCGGTGGAACAACCAATGTGAATTACACAGGGCCAACATTGAACTTTAACGGTGATGAATATGTTCCTAAGTCTGCTGTAGGTGGCATTATTAATGCAGCTTCAAATAAAGGTGCTTCAATGGGAGAAACAAGAGCGATGAGGTCATTGCAAAACAATCGTTCTGCTAGAGGGAGGCTAGGAATGTAATGAGTACGGCTGTTGCTTTAGTTACTTTTATAGAGATTTATGATCCTGATTTAGTTGATAACAATG